TATAACCTTGATGATAATCTCCTTGGAGTTGGTACAACTGGTATTGGTCCAGTTCTGATTGATACTAAGAGTGTTGCTCTGAATAGTGGATCTACATCAAATGTTGTAAGTATCGCTAGTACTTACAGTTCCATCAAACTGATGGTTGAGATTACACCAGATATTAACAAAAATGAATTCGCTTACGACAACATAAACATAGTTCACGATGGAACTAATGTTTCAGTTCTTCAATATGGTGAACTTACAACTGATCTTGGAGCAAGTGCTTACATCGGATATGGAACTTATCATGCATACATTTCAGGTTCTTCATTGAATGTTGATTATATTCCTGGATCTGATGTAGGTGTTGGAACAACGGGTGTTATAAATGCCATGGTGATTGGAGTAGGCAATAGTGACACCACTGGTATTGGAACACTTGATTTAAATCATGCAAGAATTGAAGGAAGAAATACCAGTATTGCATCTTCCACTGCACCTGTTCCTAACGTAATTGGTTCTTATGCAAATGAATATGATGTTGCACACTTCATTGTTCAATTGACTGATATTACTAATAATCAATATTCACTTTCAGAGTTGTTGGTTGTTGATGATTACATTTCTGATGATGGTGTTGGCGACACTTATGATACTGAATTTGGAATCATTGAGACCAACTCTGGTATTGGTACGATTGGTACACGGGTCAATGGTGCTGCTGTTGGTGTTGCCGCTACCGTTGAAGTTCTGTATACACCTCCAGCAAATGTTCAGGCTCAAGCAAAAGTCTTCATGGTTGCTTTGAGACATGCTGATGATGATAGATCTGAAGTTGATTTCACAAACGGAACCATTGATACTTCATTCTCTCAATATGAGGGAACCGATACTGACATTAAGAGAGCATTTGAACTCAAGCATAGAGGAAGACCAATCTTTGAGAGATACTTTGAAGGAGATGATTCTGATGAAGTTGTCGTGGATGATAACACGATACGACTGCCAGATCACTTCTTTGTAACTGGTGAGCAATTGACATATGTCCATGCTGGTGCTGCAAGCACTCAAGCAATTGGAATCGCTTCAACTTCATTTGTTGGTATTGGTACAACTGATAAAGTTCCTGGAACTGTCTTTGCTGTCAAGGTTGATGATAATAAGATCAAACTTGCAGCTACTGCTGAGAAGGCACTGAAGGCTACACCTGAGGTCCTTGACTTCACAAGCGTTGGTATTGGAACATCTCACAGATTTGTATCAACCAATCAGAACTCTAAGGGTATTCTGGCACTTGATAATATCATTCAATCTCCAATTGTTTCTACTGCCCTCACAACACACCTGCATAGAACTGCAACATCAAGTGATGATAGAATCACAGTAAGCACTGGCATCAACTCAATCTTCGGTGGAGACCTTCTTAAGATTGAAAATGAAATTGTTAAGGTGTCTGGTGTTGGTATTGGATCTACAAACGTACTTTCAGTTCAGAGACAGTGGTTGGGAACTGCACTTGCAGGACACTCAACAGATGCTCTCGTAACCAAGGTTGTTGGAAATTACAATATTGTTGATAACATCCTCAACTTTGTTGATCCTCCTGTTGGTCAAACTCCACTAGGAACCTCAACAAACAGACCTGATGAAAGAGATTGGACTGGCATTGCCACAGGATCATCTTTCCAGGGGAGAATATTCCTTAGATCTGGTGTCCAGGATACATCAAATGAGACTTATTATAGAAATAAGGTACTTGATGATATTTCCGATAATTTTAACGGAACTAATAGATTATTCACACTTACATCAGAGGCATCTAATGTTGGAGGAATATCAACCGAAAATGCAGTTGTTTTGATTAATGATATCTTCCAGGGTCCTGGTGCAACAAGTGATTACACTATTGAAGAAAGTGGTGGCATAAGTTCTATTAGATTTGCAGGAACTGCAACATCAGTTTCTTATGATGTCAATAGTTCTAATTTACCTGTTGGAGGAGTCATAGTATCGGTCGGTATGACTGACCAAGGTCTAGGGTTCCAACCTCTGATATCTGCTGGAGGAACAGCGACTGTCTCAGGTCTTGGCACCATTTCCGCTATTAGCATTGGTAACAGTGGATCTGGTTACAGAGCTGGCATCCAAACTGTTAATGTCGGTGTCGCTTTATCAAGCACCAGTGCCCCTAGCATAGAATTCATTGGAACTGCAACAATCAGCAATGGCAACATTGTAAGTGTTGCAATCACTAATCCAGGAACTGGATATACAACAACTAATGTTCCTTACGTAATCTTTGATGACCCACTTTCATATTCAGGTATAGCACTAACATACAGTTCTGTCTCAAGCGGAATTGGTAGTGGAGCTACTATTGATGTTGTGGTTGGTCAGGGATCTAGCATTATTGACTTTGAAATTCGCAATACTGGATTTGGATTTAAGTCTGGTGAGAAATTATCAGTTCCTATTGGTGGACTTACTGGAATTCCAACTACTTCAACATACAGAGAAACTCTGATTGACGTTCAGAAGGTATTTACTGATGAATTCACGGCATGGTCACTTGGAACTCTGCAGGTGCTTGATGATCTTGATGATCTTTTTGATGGAAGCACCGTTGCTTTCTCACTTAAAGATTCTGGTTCACTGATTACTATCAGAGCAGCAAAAGGATCAAACATTAATGTGCAGGATGTTCTCCTTGTGTTCATTAATGATACGCTCCAAGTTCCTGGTGAGGGATATACATTCAACGGTGGTTCTACTATCACATTTACAGAGGCACCTAAAGTAGGAGACAAGTCTAAGATTATCTTCTACAAAGGCACTGGAGCAGTTGATGTTGTCTTCAGAGATATCATTCCCCCAGTGAAAATTGGAGACACATTACAGATTGAGTCAGACGTTGTTCATCTTAATGAAGATCCAAGAGTTGTTGACCGAATTGATTCTACTGATATTATCACAACTGATCCATATTATGGTCCAGGAAACACAGCAGATGAAAATCTTGTCAGACCTGTAATTCTTTGCAGACAGACTGAAGATAAGATTATTGACAATAAAGAAGTTGGTAAAGACAGAGAACTTTATGAACCCGGTATTAATCCAGGTGCATACCTAATTAAATCTGTTGGAATTGGTTCTACAACAATCTACGTTGATAATATCAGACCCTTCTTTGATTCTAAAGTTGAGGATGCTACAAGTCTTACCTTCCAAAACAAAGTCACCCTTGTTTCGCAGGATACTAAGACAGGTGCAGCTGCAACAGCGATTGTATCCGGTCTTGGAACAATATCTTCCATATCAATATCCTCTGGTGGTGTTGGATATTCTGCTGCTCCAACGATTAGTATTGGTGGAACTGCACAATCTGTAGGACTAGGAACAACTGCAGTTGCAACAGCATCAATTACTGCGGGTGTTGTTACTTCTATTACACTGTCAAACGCTGGCACTGGATATACAACTGCAAAACCACCTCAGGTTCTGATCGCACCACCGGCATCTAACGTTGAAACTAACAGCGTTGGTTCATTCTCTGGTGACAGTGGAATTGTTGTTGGATTTGGAACTACTTCTTCTGGCTCCGATTTACAGATAGTCCTCGATCTTCACGTTCCAGCAGGATCATTTATGAGAGATGCCTCTCTTGTTGGAACTGCCGTAACAATAAGTGGAATCGGAACAAATGATTATTTCATGGTTTACAACTCTAATGTTGGTCTCGCAACTACTTCCATCTCCTCTAAAGATGGTGGTGGAACAACAATTGCAATTGGTAAGAGTTACATTGATAACATTTATCAAGTCGCTTCTGTTTCTACAGTTGAGTCCACAGTCACTGGAATTGGCACCACTCACATAAGGAGAATCCAGGCAACTGTTGTTGGACTTGGAACTACGACTGGAGGTATATACACTACCTCAAATTACATGGGTAATTACAGTTGGGGTAGAGTTGACTTAACAGGTAGAGTCCAATCCTATACATATAACTTCTATGGTGACGATGGTGTAATTGGTATCACCACTTCAGGTCTTGTAAGAAGAACAAATCCACTTAAATTTAGAAATTACATCGTCTAAATAAATTTTGTGGTCACTGTCCCAATAAATAAGTAAAAAAACCAGTACAAATGGCTGCTATTATAACTGATCAAATTAGAGTGCTTAACGCCAAGAATTTTGTTTCTGACGTTGGCATTAACACTTATTATTCTTTTATTGGTTTACCGAATCCAACAGATTATCAAACTGATTGGAATAATAATCCTCCTTCTCCAAAGGATAATTTTGATCAGGAGAATGACTATTGGGATACAATGGTCGCTCTTAAAAAAGTCAATAGTGCTGACATAAGACAAGTTGTGCCAAAGAGACAATGGTCATCTGGTACAACGTATGATTACTATCGCCATGATTATAGTAGATCAAACACGGCAAAAGTGTCTGGTGCTACTAATTTATATTCTGCATCATATTTTGTAATCAACGAAGATTACCAAGTCTATATTTGTTTACAGAATGGAACTGACCCAGACAACCCAAGCGGAAGACCTTCACTTGATGAACCAACTTTTACAGATCTTGAACCTAGAGCAGCAGGAACAAGTGGTGACGGATATATTTGGAAATATTTGTTTAGAATCAAACCAAGCGAAATTGTAAAGTTTGAAACTACAGATTTTATTCCTGTTCCTGCTGACTGGGCAACATCAACAGATAATGCAGCGGTTAGAGATAATGCCGTCGATGGTTCTATCAAAATCGTGGCAGTTACTGATCGTGGTGTTGGACTTGGTACTGCTAATAGAACATATTCTAATGTTCCTATCAAAGGCGATGGATCTGGTGCCACTTGTACGATTGTTGTCAACAATGATCAAAAAGTTGATACAGTCACTATATCCAATCAAGGCTCTGGTTACACCTATGCCAACGTTGATCTTGTAGCTGGTGGTGTTCCAACTGGAACTTCAAGACCTACACTTGATGTCATTATGACTCCTCAAGGGGGTCATGGCGCAGACATTTACAGAGAACTTGGTGCATATAATGTTCTTCTGTACTCTAGAATTGAGAATGATAACGAAAACCCAGATTTCGTAACCGGTAATCAAATTGCAAGAATTGGTGTCGTACAAAACCCAGAGGCGAGTGCTGGAACTATCTTAAATTCTGATAAGGCAAGTGCAGTTAATGCCCTTAAACTAGTAGGTGCTGGTTATAGTTCTGCAACCTTCTCAGCAGACTCGTATGTTACGCAAACGATTGCAACCGGAAGCACAGCTGTTGGAAGAGTCGTAAATTATGACCAAACCACTGGTGTTCTGAAGTATTGGCAAGATCGTTCTGTTGCTGGATTTAACACAGTTGGAACAGCACAAACTCAACCAACCTATGGGTTTGAATTGCAAGAATTTACAGCAACACCTGCAAGTGGCGGTAGCATCACTATTGTTCCATCAACTGGATCAAACCTTGCTATTGACACCTCCTTTACGGGTGTGAGTACCGTAATAAATAATAGAACATATTACCTTGGTCAGTCATTTACCGATGGTGTTGCTGGTGCTGAGGTTAGAAAGCACTCAGGTAATATAGTTTACGTAGATAACAGACCATCAATTACAAGGTCATCTAACCAAAAAGAAGATATTAAAGTCATTTTGCAGTTCTAACGGATTATGCCACAGCAAACTAATCTCAACGTCGCACCATATTTCGACGATTTTGA